GATGACTAGCCACACTGAAACGACTTCAAAACAAACTGAGACAATAAACTCTATAGACTATGCAACAGGATGGCAATATTCAGTATCGGGCACAAACGTGTCCAACAATGGGGCAGCACTTCTACCGCCCACGACAACGAACAACGTCAATGTGACTCCGTTAGGAGGAATCGAAGGAACAGTAACAAGTTCCGCAACTGGGTTAAACTTCAACAACTCAAACTTTACAATAACAAATCCTGGAGCAGCGTTCCAGTTTACAACTACATATCAAGGTCCTGGCATAACAAACCAGACTGTGATCCAAAGAACAACAGAGGTTACAAGCGTAACAGATACAACAAGTGTCTTTACCCAATAATCGGGTTGTTAATCGCATCTCCCGTCAATGCTGCTGATGTGGGAGGTGTTTCTGCGACTGCTAATCCAATCGCAAACAGTTCAGGCTCGGTGACCAATCAGGCTATCCAGGTTTTACAAGGTCCTTATATCACCAACACATATGGGGGCGGAATCAGTTGTCAAGGTCCCACTGCAAACTTCACCCCGTATATTACACACGCAAGGAGTGATAAGGATCCATTTGAAACTTATTACATGGAACCTCAATATGATGCAAGAGACTTTGAGGGAAGATTAGAAGAAGTTCAGAAGAATGTAAAAAACTGGCCTTGGGAAGATTGGTATGACGATAGAACTTACATTAATGCAGAGGGTGATGAAGTAAGAGCATATGAAGATGGTGCAGATATGACCATCACTGTTATGGAAATGCAACCAGATGGTGTTCCTGATAATCCAGGTGCAGAACTTTGGCAGAAACCAGTTAGAACTGGTATGACCAGAAACTACAGCACCAGTATTGGTCTCTCCGCAACACTATCTTTGCCTCTTGATGGGGGATTACAAGAGCGTTGTAAGCAAGCAGCAGAAACACAAATTGCATTACAAGGTCAATTACTTGCCAATAAAAGATTAGATTTTGAGTTGGCCAGACTTAAAAATTGTGGTGAATTATTGCAAAAAGGAATTCGCTTCCATCCCAGAAGTCCTTATGCGAAAGTGTGTGCTGATGTGGTAGTGAATAATGTAAATACAGTCATGCAGCATCGTCACACTATTCCTTCCCCTTCAGTTTCCGGATCGCGTGATTCCGAACCCGCTGCTCAGCCCGCTTCTCCCGCATCGACTGCGGCGGGAGTTTCTTACCCCGTAAGGCAGCAATCTTCTTCATCACCTTCTTCACAGTTGGCTTCACCACTTTTAACAAAAGATCAGCAAGAGGTTTTGCAAGGAGTGCAGAAGTCGTCGCAGTTACTGCAACAGCAACAGTCGCAGTAGCCATTCCAGGAGAAGGGATATTCTGAATCACCTGATCAGGAATACTAAGATTCTCAAATACGGGTAAACATTCCTTTTCGACTAGTTCATATCTAACAAGTTTTTTATTTCCCTCTACAATTTTACCAATCGGATCCTTCAGTTCCTGCGCTCTAGTGGGACACTGGGGGATTTTTGATTCTGGTGTTCTAGGAACTGATGGAGTTTTTGCTTGTGGAGTCTCTGGTTTTGGTGGTGGTTTGTATGCAGGTGGTTTTGGTGCTTCTTGTTCTAACTTAATTTTATTTCTATCATAATCAATGGGACTATAGTATGGTATACCCGCATCACACAGAGTCATAACACCTTTATCATCTTCCTCTTTTAAATTTACATTTTTATCACTATCTTCATGTGTCTCAACGCAGCCTGGAATATTGACAATAGGGGTCCCAATCTCCATGGTTACTGGAGGAAGAACCGGAATAGCCTCTGGAGGTTCAGATGACATCCACTTTGGGACTGCAGGAATATTCACATCAACTATTTTTAAATTATTAAGACGAATATTAGGTATCGGCATCACTCAATCAGAGTGCCATGTGCTCTTCTAATTTCTCTTAATGCTTCAAGATTCATATCCTTGGTGCCACCATCGTATGCATGAGCATATCCTTCTTCAATCATCTGTTCATTCAACGATATCTCTGCATCTCCAATATATAACCAACCAAGAAGGCGACCATACTTACCCACACCACCAACAAGTTCAGTTCTAACTGAGAGTTCATCCTCACCAGATATAGCGCCTTCTAGTTTCTCCTTAAGCCAATTGGTTGCATCGATTCCAAGTGCTTTCTCCTCTAAGTTCTTAGTCCTTTTCTCTGGAGTATCTACACCAGCAACTCTTACTCTCTCTTTCTTGTAAAGATCAAATCCAAGATCGATGGTGACATCAATTGTGTCTCCGTCAAGAACTCTATTGATTTCAACTACTCGGAAGTTGTAACATGACTTCCTGCTGGGGGGAACCATCACGCCCATAATCGATCTCCTTTGAATCTGCTGATACTGCTAAGCCTATGACGAATGTTGCCGCAGCAATTACTGCACCGGCACCAGCAACCCAACGTTCCAATACACGAATACGATCTGTAAGTTTTTCTAAATCTTCGTTTGTGCGATCGATACGTTGATGTACCATTTCAATGCGACGAAGAGAATTTTCTAGAGTGCTGTCTATTACAGCAATCTTTGTATCCTGCTCTGCATCTTTGTTAGTGAGGTCACTCATCTTTCATTTCATCAAAAGCCATACGCATTATATAGACAATATAATACATTACACCAGCGAGGAGTATTAATAAACACCATACAATACTCCAAGTTACATCATTTACATCATGTAAAGGTCTCAAAATTAGGTTCATTAGCAATCACTAATCATAGAATTAACTTGAGACCCTGCCGCAGATCCAATATTTTGTCCTAAGAGGTTAACCCACCCTGCAGCCAACCATCCAACATATGGAATGCTAACAACAGCAGGTGCTAATAGTCCGGTACTAATCGCGGTTCCTGCCATCGCACCTTGTGATCGTGCTCCAGCGTCCGCCACGATGCACTCTACGTCTTTTGCACTCTTTCCCTCACCGGCCAGCGTTCCGGCACCTCCCATGTTCCTTGTACCCTCCATGGTATATTGATCTTGACGATACTCTTTGCGATCCTCGTACTTCTTACCACCAAAGAGTCCACTTTGACTTTTAGTGAGGTCTAGTGATCTCTGCGACTCAAGGATTTTGGGATCGTTTGCTTTATATTCAATTGTATATCCGTCCTTACCTGCTTCTATCTTATAAGAAGAATATGGTGTACCGCGTGGAATGTTAATGGTCGGGACCTGAATTCTATCAGGTTCTCTTCTGACCAAATGTCCCAACACACCGATGTGTGCGATTGCTATTAAACTACCGACGCTAATGGCAGTCCACTTGAGGTAAGGTTTCATGTCACATTTTGTATGGAGGTTGTTCTGAATCGGTTACGATTTTGATTGGTCCTTGCTCTACTCTGATGGTCTGAGCAGGTGCAGTTTGAGAAGCAGCAGCAATAAGTTTTTCAAGATCTGCTTTAGTAATGACACCAGCACCACCAGCGGCAGCATTGGCAGCATTCATCTTCATAGTTCCATCATTAGATTTCTTTGCCGTCTGAACCCCGAACGTAGCTAAAACCCCAGTGAAGACACTGGCTATAAAAGTTGGATCGATCTTCTGTTGTGGCAATCCAGGGATGGTCACATAGTTTAAAGTAAGTATACCACCAGACCAAATCAGAATACCTAGTCTTACTAAGGTGCTGATAACTGCCATCTGTTCGTCAGCGTCCTCAACTTTATCTTTCAGTCTTCCAAGAGGACCTTTCTTTTTAGGTTCTTCTTTCTTTACTTCTTCGGGCATGGGTCACCTACAAAGGCAACTTTATTTAGCGATATATCCTTTTTCAACCAACCATTCACGAGTCATAGGTGTGGGTTCATAGTCAGTCCACATAGTGCCAGCAGCACAAGACTTCAGTGCTGATGCAGTCATACCCTCAGTATGACCTGCCCAGTATGCTTCTTTCTCCCAGGGGATTGCCTCTGGTTGAGACATATAAGCACTCTTTACAATTGCCTGATACATCTCAGGAACTTTCTCCTGATCATGAATAATTGCGATGAAGTTGTTCTCGATTGTTCCTGCCATACAATCCTGAGCAGCGTGCCATCCTTCATGACGCATCACTGACATCATGGTGCCAGGGCGATGCATATGAGCAACATTCAGAAAGAAGTTGTTACCCACAGTGTGATAAACACCACGATGACCGACTGGGAAGTATCGCATGTCTGCTAGAAAAACCTTAGCTCCGACCGCATTAAGTGATCGGACGAGAGAGTTAAACTCATCAGCAACAATACTATAATCAATATCAGCCAGCTCCTCGTGTTTGTTGAGGTCAGAAACTGTCTTAAGTTCTTGAACATGATCGGTGCATTCTTGGAGCAACATGCACCCCTGAGCATGAGGGGTGAAGAACTCATCTTCTGTGATTGGATCAGCAAGTGCTGGAG